TCGGCCTTCTTCGGCACGGTGGGCAGCACGACGTTCCAATACGTCCTGCTTGATGCCGAGCGCGACTTCCGGGAAGGCGGCACCGATCAGGCCGAATATTTATTCCGCACGAACCTTGACTTCATCGTGTGGTGGGAGACAACGTAATGCTTACCCAAAGTCGTTTAAAAGAGCTTCTCGATTATCAGCCCCTGACGGGGCTTTTTTATTGGCGGAACGGTAAGGTTGCGGGCTGGGATGACGCGTCAGGGTACATACAGATTTCTGTGAACGGTAGGCAGTACCGGGCGCACCGTCTCGCCTGGCTTTACATGACCGGCGCTTGGCCGAATGGTCTCATAGATCATCGGGATACAAACCGAAGCAACAACCGATGGGACAATTTAAGACCCGCAACCCATTCGCAAAATCACGCGAATGCTCCGCTGAGGTCGGATAATTCATCCGGGTTCAAGGGAGTTTGTCTTCATAAGAAAACTGGCAAGTACAAAGCTGCTATCCAGGTGAACAGGAAATCAATCTACCTAGGACTCTTCCCAACACCTGAACTGGCACATGATGCCTATGTCTCGGCAGCGACCAAGTATTTTGGTGACTATGCAAGACTTAACTAGGAGACCAAGATTATGACTGCATCAGTTGGACGCACCATAACAGTATTTTGGGGCACCGGCTCGCCGTTGCCTGCCGTTGCAGGCATCCGCGAGAAGGGCGTCAGCCTTTCCGGCGAGGCCGTCGACATCACCAACGACGACTCGAACGGCTGGCGCCAGCTTCTCGATGCGGCGCAGGTCAACGCCGTCGAGATCACCTGCTCGGGCGTGCTGCTCGACGACACGCTGCGGCAGGACTGGTTCACCGGCGCATCCTCGACCGGAAGCCGGATGCAGACGGCCGAGTTCGAATATCCCGACGGTGGCCGCGTCGCAGGGACCTTCTATCTGCAGGAGTATTCCGAGACCGGCAACCACGACGGCGAAGTAACATTTGAATGCACGTTCATGTCGAACGGCGCCGTGACGTACACCCCGGCGGCGTAATCCATGGGCGCCTTCGCAGACATCGAGATGGTGTGGGCCGGCAAGACCTACACCATCCAATCGCACCGCGTCATGGGCGCAATCGCCCGGATCGAGGATGTCATCACCCTGCCGGAGCTGCAGGCTTACTCGGCGCGCGGGACCTATCCGCTCGCAAAGCTCTGCACAGCCTACGCCACGGTGCTCAAATATGCCGGGGCGCGCGTCACCGACGAAGAGATCTACGAGATGGCTTTCGCCGGCGAGGGCGCCCAGGAAGCCGTCATCAACGGCGTCTTGAACCTCATGCAGATGATGGTTCCGGCATCGGCACGGGCGAAGATGGAAGCCGCCATCGCCGAGGCCGACTTGGGAAACTCCCGGCCGGCCGCAGCAGCTTCGTCGAAGAAGCCTACAAAGCGGCGGTCGGCAAAGGCAAATGGGTGACGCCGGAACAGTTCTGGCGTCTTCACCCGACTGAATTCTGGTGGCTGCTCGAAGCGAACAAGCCGGAGCGCGTCTACCAGGGCAAGAAGCATTCCCTGTCATCATCCGAAGCTGACGGCATCCTCGCGGATTTGCGCAGCAAGGGGCTCAAGAGCAAATGGCGAACTCGGTAGTCGGCGCGCTGCGCATTGACCTTGCGATGAACGCAGGGCAATTCCGCCGCGATGCAAAGCAGGTCGAAGCCGATCTCAAGAGCCTCGGCGGCGCGATCTCCAACATCAGCGACAAGATCAACCGGTCGAGCGTCTTCATCACGACCGGCATGTTCGCCGCGGAACGCTTCGCCAGCGTCTCCAAGGGCATCCTTGACGTTGCCTCATCCTTCGAAAAGGGGATGAGCAATGTCTCGACGCTGATCGATACGAACACCGAAAACCTGCGCGAGATGTCCGACCAGGTGCTGGCCATCGGCCGGCGCACGCCTGTTGCGCTGACGGACCTCACGCAGGGGCTGTTCGACCTGCGCTCGGCGGGCATCGGCGCCGAAGATCAGATGCGGCTGCTGGAGGGCTCTGCGCGCCTTGGCGTCGCCGCGCTGGGCACGACGGCGGAGACCGTCGACATCGTCACGTCGGCGATCAACGCCTTCGGCCTGCAGGGCGAAGAGACGAACCGCATCTTCGACCTGCTGTTCAAGACGACGAACTACGGCAAAACCACTATTGCCCAGCTCTCTCGCGGCTTCGGCGCTGTCGCCGGCACTGTGGCTAATGCCGGAATCGCGCTCGACGAATACCTCGCCAGCGTGAGCGCGCTCACCACGACGGGCTTGCCGGCTGCCGAGGCGCATACGCAGATCAGAGCAGCCATCGCCGGGCTGACGCGCGAGAGCGAGATCGGCAGCAAGGTGCTGAAGACGCTCGGCGCCAAGACCTTCAAGGAACTCGTCCAGCAGAGCGGCGGTCTGGTCGGCGCCTTCGAGAAGATCAGGGCCACGCTGCAGGGCAACGATGCGGCGATGCTGAAGCTGCTCGGATCGACCGAAGCCCTCAACGCTGTCATCAGTCTGACCGGCAATCAGAACCAAAGCTTCAAGAAAACGCTCGACGAGATGCGAAACGGGGCCGATCAGGTCAACGCCGCATTCGACAAGCAGAACGATACCATCTTCGCAGCGACCCAGCGGCTGACGAATAGCATGCAGTCGCTCGGCATTGCCATGGGCGAGGTTCTTGCGCCCGCGATGAAGAAACTGGCCGGCTTCGTCGAGAGCGTCACCGAGGCCTTCAAGAGCCTGTCGCCGGAAACGCAGAAGATGATCGCGTTCGTTGGCGTTTTTGCAGCGGTCATCGGCCCGGCTGTGATCGCGCTCGGTTTCTTCGCCAATGCTTTGGCATCGCTTATCCCGGTGATCGGTGCGCTTGGCGCCGCAATCAGTTTGCTCATTGCTGCGGCCGGGCCGATCGGTCTGTTCATCGCAGCCGCATCGGTAGCCATCGGTGCATGGTCGATCTTCCGAGACGATATCAAGGTGATCTGGTCGGATGTTGCCAATAGCATCCGCGAGAAAAACCTCGATATCGCGAAGAGCCTGATCCAGCTCGATTTGGATGTGCTCGACACCTTCAACAATATCAAGAACACGATCGCGGACAGCGTCGCATCGGTCATCAAAGATATGGCGTCTCTCTCGTTGTCGTTCTTTACGGCACTCGATCAGTTCAGGCGTGGCGCACCGCTCGCCGATGTGGCCAAGACGCTCACCGATGCAATGACGCCGGCCGTGCAGACGATGACCGGAGCCCTTGGCGATGCCACACTTGCATCCGGTGAATTCAACGACAGCCTCGTAGCCGAGAGTGCGGCGCTTACCACCAACGTTCCGATCACTGATCTCGCGACGGCTGCTAAGACGCGGCACGGCGAAGCGCAGCGCTTCCTCAATCAGATGATGCGCGAAGGGAAGCAGGTCACCGAAGAGATGGCGACGCCGGAGGAGGCGCTGCTCGCCCGTCAGCAGAAGCTGTCCACCTTGCTGATGGCATCGGCGATCTCTGCGGAGACCTATGGCAAGGCCATGCAGAAAGCGGCGTTTGTCTCGCTCAATGCATATGCCGGCATGGCGTCCGGCATCGCCGACAATCTCGCCAAAGCCTTCGGCAACTCGAAAGCGTTCGCCATTGCGGCCGCCATCATCAACACGGCTGAGAGCGTGACCAAGACGCTGGCGACCTATGGCGCGACGCCATGGGGCATTGCCGCTGCGGCTGCGGCTGCGGCGGCCGGTGCTGCACAGATCGCTACGATCCGCAAGACGACGAAGACGAGCAGCGGCGGTGGCGGCGGCGGGGGAGCTCCGGCAGTCAATCCGCAGGCAGCGGCGCCGCAACAGCAGCAGGGCGTCACGATCAATCTGCAGGGCGAGCGCTTCGGCCGCGATCAGGTCCGCGGGCTGATCGAGGAGATCAACAAAGCCGTCTCGGACGGCGCCGTTCTGAGGGTTGCCTAAATGGGCGTGATCATCTCCGGCAGCCTGGTCGTCACCGATACTGTCTCCGGGGGCGGCATCATCAATGCCGACAATCCGCTGATCGGATACCAGCAACTCGTGACGACCAGCAACGTCTCGGCGACGACGGAGGACACCGGCTTCCCGGCGACGCACCTCGCCAACCCGTCGACCAATCTGCGCTGGCAGGGGGTGACCGGATCGCCGGAGGCCGACGAGTACATCACCATCGCGGTGAACACGGCTGAGGACGTCGACTATGTCGGCATCGCTCACCACAATTTCTACTCGGCGCAGATCCCGGTCTCGATCGAGGTGCTCGATGCCGACGCCAGTCCGGAAACCTGGACCGAGATCGTTGCAGATACGATTCCGCCGAATGACGGGCCGCTGCTGTTCCGCTTCACACCGCAAGCGATCTCGTCGATCCGCATCAGGATGCAGCCTGGCGATGCCGCGCCCTATGCGGCGGTGGTCTATGTAGGCAAGCTGTTCGTGCTGCAGCGGCGGCTCTATGTCGGGCATACCCCGATCAATTACGGACGCACCGCGAAGATCACCAACGCGCGCAGCGAGAGCGGCAACTTCCTCGGCCGCATCGTGCTGAACGAGACCACCAAGACCAGCGTCGCATTGGATAATCTGACGCCGGACTGGTATCGGACATATTTGGATCCCTTCATCGCGGCGAGCAAAGAAGACCCGTTCTTTTTCGCATGGCGGCCGTCGACCTATCCGAACGAGGTCGGCTATGTCTGGATGATCAACGATCCCCAGCCAAGCAACCAGCGGCCTAACGGGATGATGCAAGTCTCGCTCGAGCTCGGCGGCATCTTCGAATGAAGTCACTGACCTACATCGAGGTCGACGTCGACGCCTTCGCCGACACCACCTCCCCGATCGAGCAGGTCACCTTTCGCTTCACCAAGCCTACGGACTATCTGCCGAAGGACATCGACGCCATCGCCTCGATCACCGAGGTCTCCTATACGCCTTCGGTGATCTCACTCGGCCAGAACCTCGGCGAGCGCGCCACGCTGACGATCACGTTCGAGGACCATCGCCACATCTTCAACGGCGAGAGCTTTACCAGCGGCACGTTCTTCGGGAAATGGCGAGCACGCTACGGCCAGAAGCTGCGCGGCAGGTCGGTACGCTGGATACAGGGGCTGCTCGGCCAGACTATCGAGGAGATGGAGACGCGGCTCTTCGTCATCGAGAGCACGGACGGGCCGACGCCTGACGGTAAATATACCATCGTCGCCAAGGACATTCTGAAGCTCGCCGACAATGACCGCGCACAGGCGCCCGTTCTTTCAAACGGCTTCATCGTCGCCAACATTGATGCGGACGATACCGCGGTCACGCTGTCACCATCGGGCATTGGGAATGCGGAATACCCGTCGAGCGGCTACGTCGCGATCGGCGGCAAGGAGATAGTCTCATTCACCCGCTCCGGTGACAGTCTCACGATCACACGCGGCCAGCTCAGCACGGAAGCGATCAGCCACGAAGCCGGCGACCGTGCGCAGCTCGTGCTCCGCTACGTCGGCGAGGACCCGGCCGACATCATTTCCGATCTGCTCCAAACCTATGCCGGCGTGCCCTCGGCCTACATCCCAATCGACGCATGGCTCGCCGAGACCGAAGGCTTTCTGCAGCGGCTCTACACCGCGACTATCGCCGAGCCCACGGGCGTCAACAAGCTGATCTCCGAACTGGTCGAGCAGGCCGCGCTTGCCGTGTGGTGGGAGTCGTCGACGCAGCTCGTTCGTCTGCAGGTGCTGCGGTCGATCTCGACGACGGCAGCGATCTACGACGAAGAGAACACGATCGTAGGTTCGCTCTCATCCAAGGAGCAGCCGGATAGCCGGATCTCAGAGGTCTGGACCTATTTCGGCCAACGCAATGCATGCGAGCCCGTCGACCGGCCAGACAATTACCGAAGCGTCTCAATCACGGCAGATCTCGAGGCCGAGGGCGAGTACGGTGGCGCCGCGATCAAGAAGATCTTCTCGCGCTGGATACCCTTCGGCGGCCGGCAGGTGGCGGATCGGCTCAACGATATCCTGCTCGGTCGGTTCAAAGACCCGCCGCGGCGCTTCACCTATTCGACTTGGCGCTACGACGATATGCCCCCCGTCCTCGGGGGCGGTTACCGGCTGAAGTCCTGGACCCTTCAGGATGTCACGGGCGCGGCGAGCGATGCGCCCATTCAGGTGACGCGGCTCAATCCGGTGGCGGATCATTTTGAAATCGAGGCCGAAGAGATGCTTTTCGAGGCACTCGAAACAACGGATCTCACCGACCGCGTCATCATCATCGATTCGGCGATTAACGACG